CAGCGGCAACGTCTTCAAAGAGGGCGAGCGGTCGTCGTCGCAAGGCACGCTGCCGCCCGACAACCTGCGATTGAGCGCCGACGAATGGGACGCGAGTCTCGACGCCGATCACATGGTGCTGCCCGACTCGCCCGCGGCGGCGGTGAAGACGACCGACGGCCTGTTGCCGGGCGCCGAGGTCGCCGGAGTCGAACGGATCGCGCGCAGGGGCCGATGACCGACCTGCAAACGATGGTCGTGATGTTCGCGCGCGCCGACGTGCCGTACACGATCGCGCCGACGCGCACGGACAACGACGCCTCGGCGAACCTGTCGTCGGTGCCCGAGGGTACGACGATCTCGGCGGTGCCCGCGAGTTCGGAAACCCCGCGGGTGTTCGGGTACTACGGGTTCGTCGTGACGCTTTATTTCGACGTCGACGGCGCGCTCGTCGGCGTGGGGGCGTGGGAATGACAGATCAGGAACTCAACGAAGTGAAGGCCGATATGTTCTACGCGTTGACGCAACTCCTGAAGGCGCTCGCCGCGATCGCGACCACCGCGCACGAGCAGGTCGTCGCCGCGGCCGTGGCTGAAGGGCGCAAGGCGCGATGACGCTCGACGATCTCATCGAACGGTTGATCGGGATCCGGCGCGCGTGCCCGGCCGCGGGGTCGGCGACCTGCGTCGGGTTCGCGATCGATTGCCCCCGCTACGAAATGGGCGAGGTGCGGTTCGGCAACTACGATCCCGATTCTTGCGACCTGATCGAGATCGACGTGCCGCGCGCGCCGACGCCCCCGGAGACGCTGCATTGATGCTCGCCTTCACGGTGTACGGCGTGCCGCTCTCGAAGGGAAACCACAAGGCGGTGACCCCGAAAGGGATGAAGTTTCCCGTCATCACCGAGAGCAATCGCAACGTGAAGAGTTGGCAACAACTCGTCGCCGAGGGCGCGAGCCGCGCGATCAATGAACGGCCGCTCGCCGATCGCGCGCTGCTCGTGTCGGGCGTGCGCGCCACGATCGCGTTCTACCTGCCGCGGCCGAAAAAGTTTCACAAACGCGGCGTCTTCGTGCACCACCTCACGGCGCCCGACGCCGACAAACTCACCCGCGCGATCCTCGACGCCCTGCAAGCGATCGCGTATCACGACGACAAACAGGTCACCGAGATGATCGTGGGGAAGTACTACGCGGCCGTCGACGCCCCGGCGCACGTCGACATCGCGATCGAACCCGCGCCGCCGTGCCCGGTCCGCGCGATGGTCGCCGACCTGCCACTCTTCGAGGTCACCCTATGACGAGCGCGTTTGAACCGACGCCGTACGAACCACCACCGTCGATGCGCGAGTTCGTGCGCATCCTGCAAGGGTCGACGCCCGAGGACGCCGCCGATGTGCTGCGCCTCGCGTTCGCGAATGCGGCGGCGACCGCGGTGCTCGAAGAGTTGCACGTGCGCAACGCGGCGCCCGCGCTGCTCGCGGCCTGCATGGCGTGCCTGCGCGCCGTCGAGGCCCGCGAACCCCTCGACTGGCAGATCCTCACCGACGCCGTCGCGAAGGCGCAGCATCTCGCCGAGGTCGCGCGTGCGTGAACGCGTCGTCGTGTTGACCGACGCCGAGCAGCGCATCGCGACGTGGGTCGCGAAGGTGAGGCAGGACACGAACCGCGCGGCGGGCGTGCAGGAACAGAAGGTCGGCCCGCAGTCGGCGATGGCGATCAACGTGAACGGCGTCGGCGCCGAGATCGCGTTCTGCAAATTGTTCAACCTGTACCCGGACCTCGACACCCGCCCGCGGCGCGGGTCGGCCGACTGTGAACGGTTCGGTGAAACAATCGACGTCAAGGCCACCGAGTACGCCCACGGCGAGTTGCTCGCGGTGCGCGGGAAATCGGTGTTGGCCGCCGACGTCTACGCGTTGTTCGTCGTGCGGTGGCCGCGGTTTCAGTTCGCGGGGTTCGCCCGCGGCGACGACCTGCTGCGCCCTGAGCGACTCACCGACAAGGGCCACGGGCCGACCTTCGCGATCGCGCAGGGCGACCTCACCGCCGATCAAATTCCGTGGGGGCGCGGCCATGCCTGAAACCTACAAAGACGGCGTCGGCGTTGTTCGCTGCACCGAGTGCCTGCGCGTTCACCCGTGCGATTGCATGATCTACCGCGGTCGCCTTTTCACCACGAGGAAAACCACGATGAGATTCTTCGACGACGACAAGATCGGCTGTTACCTCGACGACATTGGGCACCGCGTCGAAAAAACCAAAGACGGCAAAGAGATTCGGATGGTCGACCTCACGTTGCGCGTGCAACCGTTGACCGTCGACCTCGCGCAATCGCTCGACGGCGACGTGCGATCGCTGCTCTACAACCTCGGCGACGCGCTGCCCAAGGGCAAGGTGAAGGCGATCCACTTCGATCTGTCGGTGCCGCGACAGGCGCTCACCGTGCGACTGGTGCCCGAGTCGGACGACGCCGCGCTGCTCATCCCCGACGTCGAGATCGGCGGCGTGCGCGCGCGCGTCGAGAAGGGCGTCGACGGATTCGCGCTCGTGTTCTACGGGAGTTTCGGCCCGGTGGGCGCGCGCGATCTCGAATACCTCTGCACGTGGCACACCCAACAGCGGTTCGTCACGTTCCACCCGCAGGAACCGGCGTTGAACTTCGACGGGGCGACGCCCGCCGAGGGTGAGGACACGAGCGCGCCCGCGGCGCCACGTCGAGGCCCGCGGCGGGTCGCACCCGAGGCGCCAGCAACACCGGCCACGCACTGATGTTGCGCCACCTATGCGATCGCTGCGGGGCCGACACCACCGGCAAAAAATCGGCGGCGGTGTCGATCGTCGGCGACGCGGATATCCACGGCAACGGCTCGGTGACGCGTAGCGCCGATCTCTGCATCCCGTGCCGCGACGCGCTCGACGCGTGGCTCACCGCGAGCGCGCTGCTGCACGAGGTCGACAAACCGGTCGTCGGGCGCGTGCTCGTCGACAAAAAAGATCTCCACAAGCGCCACGGCAAAAAGTACCCGCCGAACGTCGAGCGCGTGCACCGCCGCAAACACTGACACCCATGACCGATCTTCACGTGCACCACGATCGCGATCTCTTCGAGCGACTACAGAGGGCGACAGGTGCGCGCCGTCAGTTGCTCATTTTGAAAGGGAGAACACTGATGCCCGCCACCTATCGATTTCTGATCACCGACACCGTGCCCGCGCTCGTCGCCTGCTCGTATGAACCGTCGGCCGCCAACCCCGGAAAAACGATCTGCATGAACGAAGACGGCAGCGCGCTCGTCGTCGAGCCGTTGAGCGCGGGCGGGAAGATCCGCAACACGCGGCCCGACGAGAGCGCCGACACGCCGTGGTGTTGGGCCGACGCGTGCGGCGATCTGCTCGTCTATCGCGTCGACCCCGACAACGAACCCGATCGGATCGTCGCGTTTCGCATGGTGCAGTCGTGAACGCCGGATCGGTCATTCTGCTCGGCAGCAGCTACACCGAGGCGGGCGACGTGCCGCCGATCGTGCGCACGTTCCCCACGCCGCCGCCCGGCACCTACGATCACGTGTTGCCGTGGGTGCCGCCGCAGTCGCGCGATTACCTGCGCGGCGATTTTTGGGCGGTGCCGTGTCCCGGTTTGCCCGCGGTGCCCGGTGGGCCGAGTGGTGGATCGAGCGAACACCCCGACCGCGTCATCACCGGCCTCGATTACAAACAGGATCGCAAAGTGTGGTGGCCGCAGATGGTCGATCGCCAACGCGAACGCGGCTACACGCACTGGCTCCGGTGGTCGAGCAACGCGCTCTACGACGGCCCCGAGTTCGGCGGCAACCCGTCGATCAATAAGTTCGTCGACGATTGCGGCCTGCTGCACCACCTCGGGATGAAATACGTGATCGTGTCGCTCACCTCGAAGGTCTTCGATCCGCGCGATCCCACGTTGCAGCAATACCAAGATCGCGTCGGTCCGCTGCTCACCGCGCTGCTCGCGGCGCGCGTGGTCGACGAGGTGATCCCCGGTTTCGAGTTCGATGCGTTCAACGTGCCCGGCGCACCCACGATCGACATCCACAAGTGGGTCGGGCAACAGGTGCACCCGCACGGCGTCTCGAACTGGTGCCACTTCTACCCGGAGCACACCTCGTGGTTCGCCGACGGCGATCCGCGCGGCCGGTGGGGGTTTTGGGAAGACCTTGGTGCCGACGTCGACGGCCTCGACTATCAGGGCGACGCGTCGTGGGACGTGCCGATGCTGCAAGCCAAGATCGTTGACACTCTCAAGCAATTCGGCGAGCAGGGCAACGTGCACAAGATTCGGCTCTGTGAAGATCAGGCCATTCGACAGTTCTCGGGGGAACCGTGGGGATCTGGTTCGGAGCATCCCAACGAAGACGACGGCAGCGCGCGCGGGTTCTACGCCTGCTGCACGATCGACAACGTCGGCCACACCGATGCCCTCGTGTGGGGCGCAGGCAACGGCCTGATGAACGACGACGGCGGGTGGGTGTAGGTGGGCCGGTGCTGACATGGGAACCGCGGCCCCGCGACCGTGCACCGCGTGCGGGCGCCTCGTCTACGATGGCAGCGGGCGCTGCGCGCGGCACCGTCGCCCCACCGCGCACGCCCGCGGCTACCTCACCCCATGGGCCGCGTATGCCCGCGCATGGTTGGTGCGGTACCCGTGGTGCGGGCAGCGACTCGACGGGCAGCAACACCCCGAGCATTCGTGGTGCACACGTCGCGGGGTGCGGGCGCGCGCGCGCGTCGTCGATCACATTCGATCGCTCGGGGCCGGTGGTGCGTTGCTCGACCCGACCAACCACCAGTCGCTCTGTTCCTCGTGTAATCGGCGCAAATCCTGAGCGCCTCGATCGGTCGATCGGGCGGGGGGGCCGACAATCACTGTGCCAACAAGTAGTCCCGAAACCCTCCGGGTCCGACTCAACCCCCCGCGAGTTCGCGTCAGGGGTATCCGGCGCCGGGGGGTGCAAGGGGCCGGGCCGGGCGCCGTTCGGGCCGCCTGCGGGCCGCCTGCGGCCGGGCGGTGGCGTTGGGGGCAAGGCGTGATCCTGCTGGTTTCCGGGGCCACGGTGACGGTCCGCAGGCATTCGAGCGTCGGCGAGTTGATCGAACCCCGCGGCGGGCACGACCCCGACTGTTTGAAACTCATCCCCGGTGCGTGGGCGATGGACAACGGCGGGTACTCGGGGTTCGAGGCCGAGCGGTTCGTGGCGATGCTCGAAAAGTTTCACGGGCGCCGCGGGTGCCGGTTCGTCGCCTCGCCCGACGTGGTCGCCGACGCGCACGCGACGCTCACGCGGTGGCCGTTTTGGTCGGCGGTGATCCGCGGCGTCGGGTTCCCGCCCGCGCTCGTGTTGCAGGATGGGATGACGGCCGCCGATGTGCCGTGGCGCGAGGTCGCCGCGGTATTCGTTGGCGGCAGCACCGAATGGAAACTCGGCCCGGTCGCGAGCAACCTCGTCGCGATCGCGAAGGGCCGCGGGTTGTGGGTGCACTACGGGCGCGTCAACTCGGCGAAGCGGATCTGGTGGATCGCACGCAACGGCGCCGACTCATTCGACGGGTCGAGGAACTCGTGGTTCCCTGATATCAAGATCCCGCACTCGATCGCCTCGATCGACGCGACGACACAACAAGGGGTGCTGCTATGACCTCGGCCGAGCGGGCGCGCCGCGCGATGTTGCCCGACTACGCGGCGAAGGCGGGCCGGGCGTCGGTGGCGTCGGCGCGTCATCATCGCCTGTCGCCGATCGATCGCCGTCGGCGCGCGTTGCCGCGGCGAGCCGTCGCCGTGGTGCGCCGCGGATCGTGGACCGTGTTGATCGAGGTCGCCCGCCCATGAGTGATCCCACCACCGTCGACGCCCTCGTGCCCGACCCGCACAACCGGCGCAAGCGCACGCCGCGCAACCTCGACATGATCGCCGCGTCGCTGCGCGAGGTCGGCGCCGCGCGCTCGATCGTGATCGACGAGCACAACGAGATCCTCGCGGGCAACGGCGTCGTCGAGAGCGCCGCGGCGGCCGGGATCTCGAAGGTGCAGGTCGTCGACGCCGACGGCGACACCGTGATCGCGGTGCGACGGATCGGCCTCACCCCCGAGCAAAAACGCGCGCTCGCGATCTTCGATAACCGGACCGGCGAGTTGGCCGAGTGGAACGTCGAGCAACTCGCCGCCGACGAGGTCGCGGGCCTCACCTTCGAGCCATTCTTTTTTGAAGAGGAACTCCGCGCGCTGCTGCCACCGGGCGGCCGCCGCGGGCACACCGATCCCGATGCGATCCCTGAGCCGGTCGCGACGTCGATCAAGGTGGGCGACGTGTTCGCGCTCGACGACCACCGGGTGTTCTGCGGCGACACCACCGACCCCGCGGCGATCGCGCGCCTCGTGGGCGACGTGCCGTGTGCGCTGCTGCACGCCGACCCGCCGTACGGCATGGGCAAAGAGGCCGAGGGGATCGCGAACGACAACCTGCGCCGCGAGCACCTCGACGCGTTTCAGATGCAATGGTGGGGCGCGTGGTCGGCGGCGCTCGCCGAGAACGGCAGCGCGTACGTGTGGGGCACGGCGCCGGATCTCTGGCGGCTCTGGTACTGCGGCGGCCTCGGCGACGTGCCGGGCCTGATGGTGCGCAACGAGATCGTGTGGGATAAGGGCGCCGCGTTCGGCATGGCGTCGGACCTGCACCACTCGTATCCAGTCGGGACCGAGCGGTGCTTGTTCGTCATGCGCGGCCAACAGTTCCTCGGCAACCAAAACATCGCCGACTATTGGGACGGCTACGAACCGTTGCGCCTCTGGCTCGAAGGCGAACGCGATCGCGCGGGGTGGAAGAACAGCGACGTCAACCGGATCACCAACACGAACATGGCGGGCCACTGGTTGACGAAATCGCAGTTTCACCCGATCCCCGAGCGGCAGTACAACGTCCTCGCCGCCGCCGCCGAGGGCCGCGCGTTCACCGAGCCGTATGCCGATCTGTTCGCGCGGTTGTTTCCCGACCTGCGCGGCGACGGCAACGCCTACCGGCGCGAGTTGTCCGCGCAGCTACGCGAGGCCCGCACGTTTTTCGACAACGCGCACGAGACGATGACCGACGTGTGGAAGTTTCCGCGCGTGCACGGTGAGGAACGGTTCGGCCACGCGACACCGAAACCGGTGGCGATGGTGATGCGCGCGTTGCGGTCGTCGAGTGAACCGGGCGACGTGGTCGGCGTGCCGTTCGGCGGCACCGGCCCCGAACTGATCGCGGCCGAGCAACTCGGCGCCCGGCGCGTCGTCGTCGCCGAGATCGAACCGCAGTACTGCCAGATCATCATCTCGCGGTGGGAAGCGTTCACGGGGGCGAAGGCGGCGAAGGTGGGCGAGTATGGCGGGTGAGGGGGCGGCGCGACTGGTGGGCCGCGCCGCCGTCGGTCTATCGGTCGGTGCGGCCGGTCGAGCGGATCACGGTGCGCAGGGCGGCGAACGCGCGCCGCTCGTCACCCGTCTCGCGCCACGTGCGCAGGGTCGCGGCGATCTTGTCGAGGGCGCGGCGCTCGACGCTCACGGGCGCCGGGTGGTCGACGCCTGCGCGTTCCCACCGCCACCCGTGCGCCCCGCACGACTCGTCGAGCGACCGATCGGCGTGGCCGCCGACGACGGGTTGCGCGCAGTGGACGCACACGCGCCGCGGGCGCCCGGCGTTCTGCGCGGCGGCCTGCCGCTGTTGGCGCTGCGCCGCGGTGTTGGCGCGGCCCCCGAGGCGGCCGAGGGCCTGCGCGGCGGGGTTCTTCGTGGGTTCGGTGTTCATCATCGGCCTCGGTTCTCTTCGGGCATGGCGACCTCGATCGAGTCGCCGCCGTTGATGTTGCCGTTGCGTACGACCTGCCCGAGCGCCTGCCAATCCCACCGCGGCGCGCAATCGAGCACCTCGCAATCGGTGACCTTGCCCGCGTCGAGCGTGATCACCACGTGCACGTCGGCGGGGAAGCGGGGGCACTCCCATGCGGGGATGTCCTCGTCGACGTGGTCGGGCAGTTCGTCGATCAGGTCGTCGAGCGTGGGCATCTCACCTTCGCTGATGGCGCCGCCCTCGCGCCCGTCGTCGTGCAGGTTGCCGATCATGGCGTCGACCGCGGCGTGCAGCAGGGCGCGCGCGCGTTCGAGTTCCGCCTCGCGTTGTGGGGTGAGGGCCATGTTACCGGCCCCCCTTCGCGCGGGCGTCGAGGTCGGGCAGCGACGCGACGATCTTGCGGGCGCGGGCGAGGTCGTCGGCGACGTCCTCGAACACGTCGCCGAACCCCTCGGCGAGCGGGTCGAGATCCTGCAATTCGACCGCGAGCGAGGCGATCGATTGCAGCATGGCGCGCAGGCGCACGCGCGCGGCGGCGGCGTCGTCGGCCGCGGCGACGCGCAGGGCGGCCTTGATGGCGGCGTCCGACGGAATGACGTCGGCCGGGGTGTTGGTGTTCTTCGTGGTGTCGTTCGTCATGTTCGTGTCCTTCGTGTTGGTTGTTGGGTTTCCGGTTCAGTCGTTGGGGATGGTGACGAACACGCGCTCGCCGTTCGCGTTGAACGTGGGCGCCTGCTCGGCGAGGCGCCGCGCCTCGGGGAACCCGACCCACTTGCCCGCGCGGTTCAGGCCGCGGTTGCCGAGTTCGGCGCGCGCGATCGTGTTGAGGTCGAGATCCCCGCGGGCCGCCGCGGCGAGGATCTCGGTGGGGATCGTCTGCAACCACTCGGCGGCGCGGTCGCTGCGCCGCATTTCATCGGCGAGGCCGCCCGTGTACGTCTTACCGTCGCGCGCCGTGTAGTCGCTGCCGTTGTCGTCGTGTGTCGTGTTGGTGTTGTTCATGGGTAAGAGTGTAAATCGTAGCGGTCCGATAAATCAAGTAAATAGGGACGCCGTAACCCTCACCGAACGGGCGGGTTATAGGCAGGAAAACGCATGAAACCGGGCACCAAACCCCAACCCACCGCCGCGCGCGTGCTCGCGGGCAACCCCGGCCACCGCGCGATCAACCTCGACGAACCCCGCCCGCCCGAGGTCGGCGACGCATTCGACGACCCGCCGCCCGAACTCGACGGCCTCGCGGTGGCGTCGGCGTACTGGTGCGACCTCGCGCCGAAATTGCGACGCTGTCGACAGATCACCGCCGTCGATCGCGGCGCCCTGATCGCGTTGTGCATTGAGTGGGATCGGTACCTTGAGGCGCGCGAGAAGGCCGCGGTCGCGCGCGTGGTGAAGGCGCCGAGCGGGTACGCCATGCCGAACCCGTGGTTGGCCATTCAGACGAAGGCGCTCGCGATGTGTTTGAAACTCTGGCCCGAACTCGGCCTCACGCCGTCGAGTCGCTCGCGCGTGATCACCGAGGGGGCAGGGCCGGATGGTGACGCCTTCTCCGAGTTCGATTCGCCCGTGCCGCTCGGGCCGCTCGACGAACCCGAGGACGACGACGCGCCGCCGACGGCGCACTGAAAATGAAAAGGGGCCGCGCATGGCCGCGCGACCCCGACGATGGAGAAAGGCCACCCGTGGCAAAGCGGGGGCGATCGGCAGTATACGCCCGATGCCCCAACACCCGATCGACGCGTACGCCCATGACGTGATCGCGCGCCTCGTGCCCGCGGGCAAGTTTCATCGCCTCGCGTGCGTGCGGCACGTGCGGGATCGCGCGCGGGAAGCGACGCCGGGGTTTCCGTACCGGCTCGACTACGCGCGCGCCGATCGGTTCGTGCGGTTCGCCGCGAACCTGCGGCACTACCAAGGCGAGTGGGCCGGGGCGTTCATCCACCTGCAACCGCATCAGGTGTTCCGGTTCGGATCGTTCTTCGGGTGGGTGCACGTCGACACCGGCCTGCGCCGGTTTCGCACCGCCTACAACGAGATCCCCCGGAAGAACGGCAAATCCCTTGAGGCCGCGATCGTCGCGCTCTACGTCACGTTCTTCGACGGCGAACCGGGCGCCGAGGGGTACTGCATTGCGACGAAACGCGAGCAGGCCAAGATCGTCTTCAACGATTGCAAAAAACTCGTGCAGTCGTCGGGCCTGCGGTCGCGGATCGCGGTGCTCATGGCGAACCTGCACCGCGAGGACACCGCCTCGAAACTGCAACCGCTCGGCGCCGACGCCGACTCCACCGACGGCCTCAACCCGCATCTCCTGATCGTCGACGAGTTTCACAAACACAAAACGCGCGACCTGATCGACGTGATGGAAACCGCGACCGGTGCCCGGCGTCAACCCGTGAACTTCCAGATCACCACCGCGGGCAACGATCCGATCTCGCCCTGCGGCGACCAGCACGATTACGCGCGCCGCATTCTCGAACGCGCGCTCGTCGACGAGTCGTTCTTCGCGTTCATCGCGCACGCCGATCCCGAGGACGACTGGACCGCCGAGGCCACGTGGGCCAAAGCGAATCCGAACTACGGCGTGTCGGTGCGCCCCGACGACCTGCGCGCGTTGGCGCTCAAAGCGATCAACATGCCGACCGCCGCGCCCACGTTCCGACAAAAGCGATTGAACATTTGGGAGAACACGATCGCGCCGTGGTTGTCGCTCGACGGGTGGCGCCGCGGGCAAACGACATGGGCGGCCGAGGACATGCGCGGGCAGGCGTGTTGGATCGGCGTCGACCTGTCATCGAAGATCGATCTCACCGCCGTCGTGTTCCTCTTCGCGCCGACTGAGGAACGGCGCACGTGGCGCGTCCTCGCGATCTGCCTCACCCCGGCCGACACCCTCGACGAGCGCGCCCGCCGCGACCGGGCGCCGTACGGCGAATGGGTGAACCTGAAGCACCTGCGCACCAACCCCGGCAACCGGATCGATCAAGACGTGGTGCGCGCGATCATCACCGACACCGTCGAGCACTACGACCTCACGGTGCAGGGGATCGGCGTCGACCCGTGGAACGCGGGCAACCTGATCGACGACCTACAGGACGATGGGTTCCTCGTCGTCGAGGTGCCGCAGAACAAAAAGCAATTGAGCGACACCGCCAAAGAGTTCGAGGCCGACGTGCTCGACGGCCGCGTCGACGGCGGCGGCAATCCGTTGTTGACGTGGTGTATCGGGAACGCGGTGGCGCCGGTCGACGATCAGGGGAACGTGCTGCCGTCGAAACGCCGCAGTCGCAACCACCGGATCGACCCGCTGATGGCGACCCTCAACGCGCGGAAACTGGCGATGGGGCCGGGCGACGAACCGGCCGACGATCCCGACCTCGTGGTGGCCGCATGACGCGGCGAAAGGAGCGGGGGATGCGCGATCCAAAACCGAACGGCCGCCCGCCGTTGGTGCCCGGCGACACGCCTGCGCGGGTGCAGGTCACCCTGCCGTCGCGCGTGTACGACAAGGCCGACGCGATCGCGAAACGCGACGGCGTGTCGATCCCCGAGGTGTTGCGGCGCGGCCTCGCGCACGTGATCCGCAGGGGGTAAACGACACAAAAACCTCGACGGGCGCGATCGCTCGCCATACTGCTCGGCACCGTGATCCGTTGGTGGTGGCAACCGCCGTGCCTGTTGCGCGTCGTCATCGTCAACCTCAAAGACGATCCCACGACCGCGATCAAGGGCGCGCTCTGGTCGACCGACGGCCCGTGGCTCACCTTGCGGACCGCCGCGTTGCTCAAACACGGCGCGAAGGACACCCCGCTCGACGGCGACGCCCTCGTGCACACCGGCAACATCTCGTTCGTGCAGGTGCTTCCCTAATGCCGATCGTCCAAAGTGCGGGCGCGTTGCGGTCGTTCGTCGACGTGCCGACCCTGCAAACGTCGGCGGCGAGCGTGGGCAACTCGCCGTGGCTGATGGTGACCTACGGCTACATTTACGCGCGCCAACAGAACATCCGCACCTGCGTCGATTTTCTCTCGCGCAACATCGCCCAATTGGGGATCGGCGTGTTCCGGCGCGTGTCGGACACCGACCGCGAGCACCTGCCCGATCACGACGTCGCGCGATGGTTGTCACACCCCAACGGCGCCACGACGCGGTACCGGTTGATCGAAAGTTTGATCGCCGACCTCGGGATCTACTTCAACGCCTACTGGTACAAGGTCCGCACGATCGAGCAGGGCCGGTTGCGCGTGCGCCTCGTGCGCCTGCCCCCGGCCGAGATGCGGGTGTTCGGCGGCCTGTTGCCGAGTGGGTATCGGTGGTCGGGGGTGGGCCGCGAGCCGCTCGACATCGTGCCCGACGACCTCGTCACGTTCGGCGGGTACAACCCGTTCGATCCCAAGTGCGGCCTCTCGCCGATCGACACGCTGCGCCCGCTACTCGAAGAGGACGCCGCCGCGACCACGTACCGCGAGGCGTTTTGGCGCAACGCCGCGCGCATGGAAGGCGTGATCGAGCGGCCGAAGGACGCCCCGAAGTGGACGCCCGCGCAAAAACAGGAGTGGCGCAAACAGTGGATGGATCGGTTCGCCGGTCCCGAGAACGCGGGCATGATCCCGGTCCTCGAAGACGGCATGGCGTGGAAGAACACCTCGCACAACGCCGTCGATTCCGAGTACGCCGAGGCGCGCAAGCTGTCGCGCGAAGACTGCGCGCGCGCGTACCACATCCCGCTGCCGCTCGTCGGGATCCTCGATCACGCGACCTTCTCGAATATCAAAGAGCAGCACAAACAACTCTATAGCGACACCCTCGGCCCGTGGCTCGAAATGGTGCAGGCCGAGATCGAGATGTCGATCGTGCCCGAGTCGCCCGACAACGCCGACATCTACGTCGAGTTCAACATCGCCGAAAAACTGAAGGGTAGTTTCGAGGAACAGGCGGCGGCGCTGCAAGCGTCGGTCGGGCGGCCGATCATGACCGCGAACGAAGGCCGCGCCCGGCTCAACCTGCCGTCGATCAAAGACGACCCGACGGCCGACGAACTCGCGGCCCAACAGGGCGGCCCGTCCATGTCGCTGCTGCCCGCCTCGCCCTCGACGCCGCCGCCCCGTGCGCTGATGGGTGAAGTGATCGACGTGCCCGCGATCAGCACGCCGACCACCGCGATCGCGGCCGCCGTGCGCGACACGTGGCAGCGGCAGAAAAGCCGGTTGGGTCGCGTCGCCGCGGCCGACCGGGCCGAGGCGCTCGACTACGGCCGCGGGATGCGCGAACTCGCCGCCGCGTTGACGCCGCTGCTCGGCCCGACCCGCGCGTGCACCTACGCGTCGAGCGTCACCCTGCACACCTACGCACTGCTGAAACAGGGCGCGGATCCGTTCACCGCTGCCCGCGAGGTACCGCCATGTCCGATCGAGTAAACACCATCGATCGCGTGATCGCGTTCGTGCTCGAACATCCGTGGGCGCTCACCGACGAAGCGCGCGTGGTCGTCGCCGAGGTGCTCGCGCGCCGGATCGCCGGTGAGCGCGCCGACGGCGAGGATATCGCGGCCGCGGTCGCGGCCCGTCGACCGACGACCACCGCGACCGGGGGCGTCGAGGTGATCCCGGTGCACGGCATGATCGCGCCGCGCGCGAACCTGTTGAGCGACATCTCGGGTGGCACGACGTTCGAGGGGTTGAGCGACACGCTGCGCGCCGCCGTCGCCGCCCGGCCGCGGGCGATCGTCCTCGATATCAATTCGCCGGGGGGCAACGTCGCCGGGGCGCACGAGTTCGCACGCGAGGTGCTCGCGGCCCGCGCGCAGGTGCCGATCGTGGCGCAGGCGCATCACCTGATGGGATCGGCGGCCTACTGGATCGGCTCGGCCGCCACCGAGATCGTCGCGTCGCCCTCGTCGCTGGTCGGCGGGATCGGCGTCTACACGCTCTACTCCGACATCTCGGCGGCCCTCGAACGGCGCGGCGTGAAACAAACGCTGATCGCCGGGGGCGGCGAATACAAGGGCGAGGGCGCCGACGGCGGCCCGCTCAGTGATTCGGCGCTCGCGCACCGCAAGGCCGTCGTCGACGGATTCGCCATGCAGTTCCTCACCGACGTCGCCGCAGGCCGCGGCGTCGACGTCGCCACGGTGCGCGACACGTTCGGGAAGGGCCGCGTCATGCGCGCCCCCGACGCGTTGCAGGCCGGGATGGTGAACCGCGTCGCCACGCTCTACGACACGATCGCTCGCCTCGGGGGCAACGTCACCGCACCGGCCTCCGCAGTTGCTCTCGGCACCGCCGCCGCCACGGCCCACGAGCCACAAGCCACGGCCCACGAGCGCGCCGCATTCATCGCCGAACAACTGGATCTCGCGGCACTCGAAGCGGAGTTGTAAGCCAATGAACATCGCACAGTTGGAAACCGATCTGCGGCAGAAAAAGCAAACCCTGCGCTCGCTCGTCGAGAACACGGCGCACACGTGCCAAGACCACGTCGTGACGCCTGCCACCGCCACCGCGCCCGCAGTCACCGGGCGCCTGATGACGGCCGACGAGAAGGCCGCGATCAAGGCGTTGCAGGATGAATGCGCCGCGATCCAAGGGCGCATCGAAGGCGCGCAGGGCGACGCCGCGCTCGTGCGACTCGTGCAAGGCATGACCGCCGACGGCGGCAACGGCGTGAGCGGCGGCGTGCCCGGCCTCGCGACCGCCTCGCGGCGCAGCATCGGGCAGCAGTTCGTCGGCGACGAGGGCGTGCGCGCGTTCCTCGCCGCAGGCGGCCACCGCCGCAACGGCGCGTGGGCCTCGCCGCCCGTCGAGTGCTTCGGGCCGCTGATGCCCCTGCACGCGACGACGCTCACCGAGGATCCCGCCTCGGGCGGCAAGCTGGTCGTGCCGCAGTACCTACCGGGGATCCAGTCGATCCTGTTCAAGCGGCTCATGGTCGCGGATCTCATGGCGTCGGGCACGGCGACGTCCAACGCGATCATCTACATGATCGAAACGGCGTTCACCAACGCCGCGGCGCCGACCGCCGAGGGTACCGCCAAGCCAGAATCCGCCCTGACATTTGATCAGCACACCGACCCCGTCTCGAAGATCGCGCACTGGTTGCCGGTCACCGAAGAACTCTTGGAAGACGTGTCGGCGATCCAGTCGTACATCGATGCGCGGTTGACGCTCGGCGTGCAACTCGCCGAGGAAGATCAACTCTTAAATGGAAACGGCACGCCGCCGAACCTGATGGGCGTGATGAACCGCGCGGGCCTCGCGGCGCCCGTCGTCCGCAACGGCGCGGCGACGCCACCGGAAACGAACGTCGATGCGATCCTGCGGCAGATCACCGCGATCGCCACGACGGCCTTCGTGTATCCCGATGGTGTCGTGATGAACCCGGCGAACTGGTTCACGATCGCGACGTCGAAATCGACCACGGGCGAGTACCTCGGGGGCGGCCCGTTCTCGTCGCTGCCGACCGCGTCGGTGTGGGGCACGCCCGTTGCGGTGACGCCCTCGATCGTCGCCAACACCGCGCTCGTCGGCGCGTTCGGCACCATGTCGCAGGTGTTCCGCAAGGGCGGGATTCGCGTGGAAGCAAGCAACAGCCACCAAGATTTTTTCATCAAAAACTTGGTCGCGATCCGCGCCGAGGAACGGCTCGCGCTCGCCGTCTATCGTCCCGGTGCGTTCGGCAAGGTCACCGGTCTGATCTGATCGATCAACGACTCGTCGCGGTGCGCTCGTGCCGTGTGGGCGCACCGCACTCACCAAGGAGACGGACATGGACGAAGAAACAGCACTCGCGGCGGCGCCGCCACCGGGATGGAGCAACGCGCCCCCGGATGACGGGATCTCGTCGATCGAAGGGCCGCCGACGCCGATCGATACGACGGTGCCGGGATGGAGCAACAACGGGCCGAACGCGACCGGCGCCACCGCGGGCACGCCGGGCACGTGGACGCCTGCGGGTTCAGAGGCGGCCGACGAGTTCACCAAGATGGACGCCGTGACGGCGGTGCCGCAGACGGCGTGGACGACCGGCCAGTACGTCACCCTCGGCGACGGCAGCGAGGCCAATTGGGGCGGCACGGCGTGGGTGTCGGGGCGGGCCGCGTGATCATGTGGGGCGATCCGGGGCCGTGCCCGGTCGACGACGCGCCGCATACCACGTGCACGAGCGCCGACTATCCGGGCGCGAAGCGGATCGTGATCGTGCAACTCCCGGCGCGGGATGCGCAGGCCGCCGCGGCGCGGCCTGCGATCACCGTGGCGCCCGTCGTCACGTTGCAACCGGGTGAGTTCACGACGGCCAGCTATCGCGGATCGCGGCCGCGGCGAGGGCGCGTATGACGTGGCCGCCGACCGGCCTGTCGACGTGGCCGTCGGTGCTCGCGCCGTGGGTGCGCGTCGTCGAGGCCGCACCGACCGACGAGCCGCTCACGCTCGACGAGGCGAAGCTGCGCGCGGGCCTCGATTGGACGGTGGGCGATCCGATGGACGCGTTGATGGGATCGTTCATCAGTGCGGCGCGGGCGTACGTCGAGCAGCGCATCGCCCGCGCGATCCCGGTGCAGACCCACGAGGTGTTTTACGACGGGGCGGGCGTCGTCGTGGGCACGCTGCTCGTGGTGCCGGGCACCTCGCAACCGCTCGCGAGCGTCGAGGCCGTCACGAGCACCGACAGCGCAGGCACCGAGCACGCGCTCGACCCGGCCGCGTATGTCGTGCAGCGCGGCCGCGGCCTGATTCAACTCGTGGGGCCGCTGCCCACCGACGTGCAGGCGATCGAAGGGTGGCGCGTCGATCTCACGTGCGGCGCCGCCACGATCGACCCCGAGTTGTTGCAGGTCGTCGGCCTGTTGGTGGCGCACTACGCGACGCTCGGGCGTGATCTGGCGAGCATCACGCCCGCCATGCAAATCCCGCAAGGGTTCGAAGAGGCGATCACGCCCTTCCTGCCGACGGTGATCCCGTGACGATGATCGCGCCGCACACCTCGATCGCCGACCGGCCGCACCGGGGCATGTTTCAGAACCCCGGCCCCCCGGTACCCGTCGGCACCGGGTTCACGCAGTCGTGGGTCGATCTGCCGCCGTCGGCGTTCGCGAAAATCTCGCCCGCCACCGCGCGCACGCTCGAACAGGTCGCCGCGGGCACCGTGTTGTCGCAGGCGACGCACGTGGTGACCGTGCCGTACCGCACGGGCCTCACAACCAAATCCCGATTCATCGTCGACGGCCGCACGCTCAACGTCATCGGGATCAACGACCCCGACGAGCGGCACGTCGAACTCGTGTTGTCGTGCGCCGAGGTGATCAAGTGAGCGTGTCGTTCAAGTGGCAGGGCGTCGCCGAACAACTCGCGGCCTTCGCGACGCTGCCCGAGGATCTCACTGCCGCCTCGTCGCCCGAGGTGCACGCCGCCACCGAGGCCGCGGCCGAGGCGATCCGCGGCGCCTATCCGCCCGGCCAACTGCGCGCCGGGGTGCAAACCGTGATGAACCGCGACCGCGAGAAGGTGTTCGGCGTGGTGATTAACACCTCGCCGCTCGCGGCGCTGTACGAGTACGGATCGCAAACGGTGCGACACACGGCGAGCGGCGCGAACCGCGGGTCGATGCCTGCGCACCCGGTGTTCGTGCCCACCATGATCCGCGAACGGCGTGCGCTGCTCGACGGGCCGATCCCCGCGGTCATGGTCGACGCGGGCCTCAAGGTGACCGGCCGTGGCTGATGTGTCCCGGTTGACCGCGTCGCAGGTGACGATCGCGATCCTGTCGCTGTTGCAGAACGACGCGCCGCTGATCGCGCTGCTGCCCGATGGGACGTGGTTCGCCGAGGCGCCGCCCGGATCGACCCGGTTCGTGATCGTGCAGTTGCTCTCGTCGCTGGTCGCGCCCATGTTCAGCGGCCCCGCGTACAAGGACGCCGTGTATCTGGTCGAGGCGCGCGCGTTGTCGACGAGCGGGGGCGACGTCGAGGGCGCGTACGCGCGGATCGTCGAGGTGCTCACCGACGCCGCGCTGCCGTCGCTCACCGGCTACGGGCCGATGCTCGTGCAATTCGAAGAGGACGTCGAGATGGTCGAGGTCGACAACGTCGATCCCTCGATCCGTTGGAACCGGTGCGGCGGGCATCTGCACGTGATGATCGCGCCCGCGAGTACGTAAACCCGCAACCGTCGAGAGGAACAACGCATGGCAGCATCAGATCGTCTTCATGGCAAATCGGGCGCGATCAAAATGGATCCGACGGGCGTGGGCGGAGCGACCGCGGTCGTCGTCGCGTCGCTCAACAAGTGGGATCTCGATCTCGCCAAAGACCACGTGAAGGTCACCTGTTTCGGCGACACGAATCAGGTTTACGTCGACGGGTTGCCCGACATCAAAGGCACCTACGGCGGGATGTACGACCCGGCCGACGGCCTCGTGATCTTCGATGTGATCGGCGGCAGCGTGGCGCCGTACCTCGAAATGATCCCGAACATCGCCGACCCGACGCTCATGTTCGCGGGCAAGGGCCTGATGGACGGCAAGATCACCGTCGACGCCAACGGCGCGATCACGATCGGCGGATCGTTTGTCGCCAACGGGCCGTGGGTGCTGCCGACAGCGGCGTAGCGCGATGGTGTCGGGCGTCGTCGGGGCGATCAAGTGGGGCCACTACACGGCCGCCGCGATTAACGGCTACACGGTGACGCCGACGAGCAAGGCGCGCACCGAGTGGTCGTTGCGCGCGACGGTCGTGCTCGCCGACGCGTTCAAGATGACGCAGTCGCCGCTCGTCTTCGTCGCGAAACACCGACGGGGCGAGTGGCGGTTTCCGATCGTGGGGATGGAGCGCCGCCGCGACGGGTTGTACCAAGGGCCGTTCTCGGCGCGGCTCGGGCCGCCGATCAACCAGTGAAGGATTCCGCATGGGCCGCTGTCGCGTCGTCACTCCCAAGATCGATCGGATCCCGCTGTCGGACGGCGACTACCTCGACGTGACCCACGAACTCAACGCCGGGCAGTACGTCGACATGCTGCGCCAACTCGCCGATCGCGTGTCGTTCGCCAAACCGATCGCCTACATCGTCGGGTGGTCGCTGGTCGGCGCCGACGATCAACCCCTTCCCTACGATCTCGATCTGCCCGAGCCGGTGCGCCGCCAAACCCTCGGCGCCCTCGACAAAGCGACGATGCGCGAGATCGCCGCCGCGCTCGACAAGCACGAGGCCGCCGAGGCCGCCGCGGTCGAGGCAAAAAAAAAGACGAGCGATTCGTTGCTCGTGTCGTCAGCACCATGAACATCTGCCGCGCGATGGGTGGGTGGCGGTTCGAGTGGGTCGACGCGCTGCCGCGCAGCGTCTACGACGTGATGGTCGCCGAACTCAATCGGAAGGATTGACGCAATGGCGATGACCGGCGTCATGCTCGCCGACTTTTCCGCGTTCCGCAAGGAAGCGGATTCCTCGACGGCCTCACTGAAACAACTCGAATCGGGCGGCGACGCGGCGGCGGCGAAGCTGCAAAAAATCGGCGAGGGCCTCGGGGCGAACATCAAACAGGCGCTCACCGACCCGGTCGGCGCGGCGGCCGACGCCACCAAAGGATTGAGCAGCGCGCTCGTGACGGTGGCGACGCCTGCCTCGTTGGCGGCGGCGGGCCTGCTCGGCCTCGGCACCGCGGCGCTCGGCCTCGCGACGAGTGCGGCGAAGGTCGTCGCCGAGTTCGATGACCTGCACGACAAAACCGACATCAGTGTGCCGACGCTCTCGCGGCTCTCGAACGCGGCGCAGGTGGTCGGCGCCGACATGGGCACGCTCACCAACGTCGTCTTCAAACTCGAAGAGGGGATGGGCAACAACACCGACGCGTTCCAAAAGGGCCTCGCGCAGATGGGCCTGTCGACCGACGCGCTCAAATCGGCGGGGCCGGATCGGTATCTCGAACTGATCACCGCGGGCCTGCAAAGCATCCCCGACGCGAGCACGCGCGCCGCCGCGGGCACGGCGGTGATGGGCAAACAGTACCGCGACGTCGCCGCCACGCTCAACGATCTCGCCACCGGCCTGAAACTCACCGCCGACATCACGCCCTTCACCGCGCAGGAAGCGGCCGACGCCGAGGCGTTCCAGTTCCAGATCGCGAGCATGAAGACGCACATGTCGGCGTTGACCACCGAACTCGGCACGGCGCTGATCCCCGCGGTGAGCGGCACCCTCACGGTCCTCGGGCGCATGGGCGAGGCGATGGTGCACGTGGCCGATCTCGGCGGCCTCGTGTCGACCGCATGGAAGGGGATCAAGCTGTCGCTCGGTGAGGCGGATCTCGCCGCGCAAACCGCCAACGCGACGGCGGCGACGACGAATCAGTTGTTCGCCGAGCAGGGCGCGACCGCGTCGTCGGTCGCCGAAAAAATGTTGGAGATGGGGTACTCCGAAAAAACCGTCGCCGAGCAGACGGGCCTCACCGCCGAACAGGTGCGATCGCTCAACACCGCGCTCACCGCCACCAAGGGCGCCGCCGAGGCGTACGCGGCGACGTGGGACCGCGTGAACGGATTGCTGGCGCAGGGGAAACCCACGCTCGATGGCGTGTCGGAGAGCACGAAGGGCCTCGCGCTCGACATGCAAGAGGCCGGGGTGGCGATGAAAGACATCACGGCGACCACCGGCCTCACCGCGGGGCAGATGGCGCTGCTGAAGAAAAACACCGACGAGGCCACGAAAAGTTTCACCGAGTGGAAAACCGCCACCGCCAACGTCGACGCGGCGATGGTGCCGTGGACCGAAACCCTCAACAGCATGAGCGGTGCGGTCGTCGAGGCGATCAAGTACGCGCTCTCGATGGGCGTGTCGCAAAGTGATCTCCAGAAATCGTTCGGCGTCACCGCTCTGCAGATCAAGGCGGTGCAGATCGCGCTCGAAGAAGAATCGGCCGCGATGGCGACCGAGGCCGACCTCGCGATCGAGATGGCGAAACGCCGCGTCGAGATCACGCAGCAACTCACGAAGGCGACCAACGACGCCGTCGTCGCGAAACTGAAACAGCAGCAGGCCGAGGAAAACTTTCTCGCCGAGCAACTCAAAGACGCGCAGGCGCAGGATGCGATTCAGCAGGGGATCAAGACGACGGCCGACACCGCGGCCGCGGCGGGGCCGGTGATCCAGTCGGCGTTCGAGCGGTCATTCGCGCAGTCGGCGGCGTCGTTCGATCAGTTCAAGGGTGTCGTCGTCGCGGGCACGCAACAGATGGGCGACGCGATCGCCTCGTTTAATGCGTCCACCGACCCCGGCGCGTACGTCGAACTGCAACGAAAAATCCGCGACGCGCAGAACGCGCGCGGCGGGTTCTATGTCGACACCGGGTTCGCGCCGCCGCCGATTCAAACGCGCGATGTCGGGGGGCCGGTGGTCGCGGGCCAGTCGTATTTGATCGGCGGCGGCAACGCCCCCGAGTTGTTCACGCCCGGCGCCACGGGGTTCGTCACCCCGACAAAGGCCACCGCGTTCGGCGGCGCCGGGGGCGGCGGGGGCGGTGTCGTCAACCATTTCTACATTACGCAACCGCTCGGCACTCCCGACGCGATCGCGCGCGCCGTCAATGACGCGCAGGTCGCCGCCGCGAAGGGGCAAGGCGTGCGCCTGCCATACGCATGATCCTCACCAAAGCCGTCTCGGGATTGGCGCGCTCGGGCGCGACGCGCTCGGGGTTTCCGATCCTGCGCGGCACGCAGTCGAAACTCTTCGCGATCTCGAACATCGCGCGATCGGGGGCGACGCGCTCGAACTATCACAGCACCAAACCGTTCATCACGATCAACGGCGTGCCGATCGCGTGGGGCAGTCATCACACGCCCGACGACCCCGGCATCCTCGCCGAGTCGCTCACGATCCAGTTGGCCGTCAACGCGACGCCCGCGACCCTCAGCATGATCGCGCGGCAGTACGTCCCGATCGAAGGCGCCGACGTGGTGCTCACGCTCGGATCGCCGAACAACCTGCGGCGCGAGTTCGGCGGCACGATCCTCAGCACGCGGCACCGCTACGTCGGCGACAAACCGGTCGCGGCCAACATGATGTACGACGTCGCCTGCATCGATTGGATGTGGGGGTTGGGTCGGCGCAAGGTGTCGGGCGAGTACACCGCCACCACCGTCGCCGCGATCGCCGCGTCGCTGATGACGTACGCGCCCACCGGCTACACGTTGTGGGTCGAACCCGATATCGGCGCCGAGGTGATCGACGAAATCTCGTTCACCGAAACGACGCTCGCCAACGCGTTCTCGCAACTCACCAAGCGGGTCGGCGGCGATTTTCAGTGTGACTTTTTGAAGGTCGTGAAACTGTTCTTCACCGATTCGACGATCACGCAACCCGGCATCGTCAACGCGACGCACCCGACCATGAACTCGATCGCGTGGGTGCGCGATCTGTCGCAAGTGATCACGCGGTGCCTCGGCGAGTTCGGCGGATCGACGGCGCTCGAACAGATCGCGCCCGCCTCGACGCTGCTGCCAGTCGACACCGCCGCGTGGTACCTCGCCGCGGGCGGCGTCGTGCTCGTGAACCAACAGCGCGTCACGTACGGCGGCCTCGTGGTGGGCGGCGGCGGATCGCTGGTGGGGCCGGGCGCCGCGCCAACCGGCGCGCCCAACGTGGTCCTCGCGACGGGTGCAGGCGTCGACCTCGGCGCCCACGACTACGCGGTCACGTTCCGCACGGCGTCGGGTGAGTCGATCCCCGGTCCGCGCGTGTCGGTCGTCGTCGGGTCGTTCCTGCCGCCCACGAGTGCGCCGGTTGCGGGCACGCGGCAAGGTGGCCCCGGCCCCGATCCCGGCACCCACGATTACGCGGTGACCTTCATTGTGTCGGGCGGCGAGACGGTGCCCGGCCCGCGGGTGACGGTCGCCCCGACCCTCGTCGACGCCCCGCCGACGGGGCCGACGCCCGATAGCGTGTCGCCGGGTGCAGGCCCCGATGCGGGCGCGCACGACTACGCGTGTTCGTTCCTCACGGCGACCGGCGAAACCCCGGTGGGGCCGATCGGGTCGCAAATCACCACCGGGCCGATGACGCCGCCGACCGGGGCGCCCGGCGTCGGCGCGATGTTGCCGGGGCCGACGGTGTCGGCGCTGCCGCCCGCGCGGTACGACTACGCCCTGTCGTTTCAGATCGCGAGCGGCGAGACGACGTGCGGCCCGCTCGGGTTGATCGACACCACGCGACAGGCCCCGCTCACGCCGCCCGGCCCGCTCGTGATCGATCAACACATGGACAGCACGCAGTGGGTCGTGACCAACGCGAGCGGGCACGCCGGGGATCGCGTGCGGTACTGCTATTCGTACAGCACGACCTATCAGTGGAACGACATGCAACAGGAGTCGGCCTTGTCGCCGCCGTCGGCCGAGATCATGGTGCTGGTCGGCGTCCCTCTATCGAATTACGAGACGGTCCAGTACCGCGCCGTCTCACAACCGATCGCCGGGCCGCTGGATTCGCGCATTCAGAATCAGCACATCTGGATCAGCATCAACGGCGCGCAGTGGGCGTTGTACGCGACGATCCCGGCGAGCAACGTGCAATTCACGCTACAGGTGAACGCCTCGTTTGAGAACAGCGGCGGCCTTCCGGGGCAGCGGCCGCCGCCCGCCGCCGTCTATGGGCCGAGCGGGACGGTGCCGTTGTCGTGGGCGAGTGGCGGCAATGCGAGCGTGGCGTTCCGCCTCTATCGCCGCGTGAGCGGATCGGGCACGTTGCAACTCGTGCGACAGTTCACCAACGCCGTCGGCCAGTTCGGGATCCTCGCGCCGACGACGGCCCCGCAAGCGTACGTCAGCGGCTCCGGGCAAGGCCCGCTCAGTGTCGGATGGTATTCGTGGCGCGTCACCTTCGTGACCGCCGAGGGGGAAACCGAACCCGGCCCCACAACGAACCTCGTGCAGTTCACGAACCCGGCGGTGTCGGGCCGCGCGGATCTGTACACCATCCCGACCGGCGCGGCCGACGCGGGCGTGACCGCGCGCAGAATTTACCGCACGACCGCAGGCGGATCGGTGTTCAAGCTGGTCGCGACGCTCAACGACAACACGACGACGTTCTACACCGACTTCATCGCCGATGCGAGTCTCGGCGCCGTCGCGCCGAACGCGAACACCACGGGCGATCGCGTGCTCGCCGGAAACCTCGGCCCCGCGGCGCCGGGCACCAACACCGCCGTCATCAATACGGTGCATGTGTCGAGCATCCCGCGCGGCGCCGCAGGCATCACCGGTCGCCGCCTCTATCGGCGCTCGGGTGGGGCGGGCCTGCGGTTCCTCGCGACGCTCGCCGACAACAGCACGAGCGCCTACACCGACACGACGGCGAACGCCGGATTGGGCGCGGCCCCGCCCGCGGGCAACTCGGCGTACCTGCTGCAACTCCCGCTCACCAACATCGCGATCGGGAGTGCACTGGTGACGGGGCGCAAACTCTATCGCACCGCGGCGAACGCCTCGCAATTGAAATTGTTGGCGACGCTCGCCGACAACGTGACCACCACCTACACCGACGCGACGGCCGACAGCGGCCTCGGGGCGAACGCGCCGACGGTGAGCACCGCGCAGGCGGCGCAGGTGCAGTTGAGCGCGATCCCGATCGGCGCCGCCGCGGTCACCGCGCGCGTGATCTATCGCACGAAGGCGGGCCTCGCCCAATTGCAGTTGCTCACGGTGATCGCCGACAACGTGACCGCGACGTGGATCGACACCGCGCTCGATGCGACGCTCGGCGCCAACGTGCCGACGAGTGACACCTCGCTCCTGCAGCAACCGAGCGGCAACGTGCAGGCCGGATCGGCGCTGCTGCCGTGCGCGAGCATCGCGGCGTTCCGATCGACGGGCGGGTGGGCGATCGCCGGATCGCAGAACATCCGGTACACCGGGATCACCGGATCAAACCTCTCGGGCATCCCGGCGACCGGCCCCGGCGCGATCACCGCGACGCTCACGTTCAACAGCACGGTCGTCGCGGCGGCGATGCTCACCGCGATCCCCGCGAGCGGCGTCGGCGCGATCAAGTACCCGATTCTCAAAGGCGACCCGGTGAACATCTTCGTGCAGGAAGACGACCTCGACGCGCAGGCCGCGGTGCGCGCGCAGATCCCCGGCAGCGACGGGATCATCGAAGACGAACTCCAAGACGGCCGGTTGTCGTACACCGAGGGGAAAGCGCGCTGCCGCGCCCGGCTCGACATGCTCGGGGCGCGCGACGCCGACGGCAAGGTGGGGATCATCACCGCGAACTACGTGTGCCGCGATATCAACTCGATCGCGGGCGCCACCGTCACGATCAACATCGGGCCGCCGATTAACCTGCGCGGCGACTACTTGATCCAACGGGTGACCGTCGGACAATTCTTCGTGCCCAATTTGAATCCGACGTACACCGTCGAGGCGTCGAGCGTGCGGTTCTCGGCCGAGGCGTTCCTGCGCGCGGTCCGCGAGGCGCTCACGTAAACCAAGGAGCCGGTTATGCCTGTCACCATCACGCGCACCCCGTGGATCGACGACGACGGCACCGGCACGACCGGCACCGTGATCAACAACGCGGTCAAGACCGATCTCTACAACCAAATCGATCAAGCGTTGGCGAAGGTGCCGATGCTCACGGGCGCGAACACGTTCACGGGCACGAACACGTTCACGGGCAACCAATTTATCAATGGTGTGCTCACCGTGACGGGCCTTTTCACGCATGCCTTCACGGGAAGCGGTGCCGGTCTGCTGGTCGTGAACCTGCGGAACACGTCGGCCGGATCAGCCAATGCGACCCAACTGTCGATTGGCAATGACGCGGATCCGAACATCTTTGCCTTCATCGCCTATGCCTCGAACTACGGAACCTCGGTGGTGCCGGGCGGCTATCCCAACGGTGCCGTGATGTATTGCGCGGGGACAGCGGGTCTGAGTCTCAACGCGAATAGCGCGAGCGGTAAGATCGAATTGTGGACGGCGAGCGTGAAGCGGTGGACCCTCGACAACAACGGGAATTTTTACAACGGCCTGCCGGTCGTGACGGCTCCCTATTCCTATTTCACGTCGCCGAATGCTTCGCTCTCGTTGGGCAATCCCGGCACGGCGACGGTGTCGGTCTGCGTGTTCGCGAACGGCAACGGGCCAGTCGGATTTATTCAGACCTTCGCGTCGCAGACGGCGTTCGTGACGAGTTCCGACGGGCGCTTGAAACGAGATCGCGGGATCGCGCGCGACACGTCAGTCCTTGAACGCACCGAGATCCACGACTACGACTGGATCGTGGACGGCGCGCCCGGACGCGGCGTGTTCTCGCAGGACGCGCACAAAGTCAAACCGGACGCCAACATGCCCGGCACCGACGAGCGCGACGACGATGGGCGCCTCGTGCGCCCGTGGTCGACTGACTACTCGAAGTACGTGCCCGACTTGATTGTCGGATGGCAGCAACACCGCGCGGAACTCGCCGCGCTGCGCGCCGAACTCGCTTCGCTGAAAGGATGATCCCGAATGGCCAACGACGCCTACACCCAACAAGCACTCGCCGCTGATCGCCGGTTCCAACAGCGGCTCGAAAACGCGCTCGGCAAGGTGGCGTGGGAAGTGCTCAACGAAGATCCCGCCGCGCTGCACCACACCGAGCGCGCGCAGTACGCGAACCGCGTGATCAACGCGCCGCAACAGACGGCCTCGCAACTGGCCTCGTCGTTCGTGGGGCGGCCGAATATTTTTAACTTCGAAACCAGCTACAACTTCACCGTCGGCGGCACCATCACCGCCGCGGGCGATGCCGATATCGAATCGCAACTCCACACCGATTGGAACTTCTTGGCGGGCGTGATCACGCCATGACGCGCACGCTCGACGCCGCGGCGTTTTGGAAACTGCGCGCGATCTGCGCCGACGCCCAACGGTGGGCGGTCGCCGCCGCCGCGGCGCGCGACGCCCTGCTCGCGGCCGATCAGCGACAGGCGGCGTACCTGCGCGAGATCGGGATCGACCCGAAGACGCCGACGTTCCAACTCGACGAAGAGGCGCTCACCGTGACGATTCCGGATCCGCCACCGTGACGAGGGCCGCCGCGGTCGTCGTCCTCGCGCTCGTGTCGTCGGCCTGCGGCGTGCACGTGCACCTCGTTCCGGCGCGCGTGTGTCAAGACGGCCTCCCCTCGCGCGTGCTCGTCGACGTCGCGTGCCGCGATGGGATCTGCGGGATCACCTGCGCGCCGAACCGTTGGAAGGAGTGACCATGTTTACCGTTGCGCTGTTGCTCGCGCTCGCGGCCTTCGTCGTGACGATCGCGGCGGCGACGAGTCGGGCGCCGTTGTGGGTCGCCGTGCTGTTGCTGTCGGTGGCGCTGTTGCTGCAATCGCTGCCGCTGCACTGAGCCGGTCGACGGGGTCGGCGGCCGAGGACGAGGGGATCGTCGCATCGCGGCAATTCAGTCGCGGCGGCGGGTGTGCGTTGCGGTCCGTCGGCCTCGTCGCTGGAATCGGGGGCCTCGTGGGTGTGCTCGAACTGTTGATCGCGCTCGTGCTGGTCGTTTGGGTGCTCGGCGTGGTCGTGGTGCGGGTGCCCGAGGTGCACGTGCTGCTCGTCGTCGTGCTGCTGCTCGTCGTCATCCGGTGGGTGCGCAACACGCCGGGGCCGTGGTGACCGCCCGGCGCCGATTTGCGGAGTGTTTTTGCGTAGTCGCTGTAAGTAGTGGGCGCTGCTGGACTTGAACCGGCGGCCTCGTGCGTGTGAACGACACGATCCAAGGGCCGCTTCTTCGCGTGTTTCCTCAATAAAACCGCCACAAATCGCCGATCTCGACCCGCCGCACTACGCAAATCCTCGCCACGGAAAGCCACGTTTTACCGAATGAATCCACACCTTGCCGGATCGATTTGGGGAGTGGTTTTGGGGAGTGGTTTTTCGAGAGGTGGCGCGCGGTCGAGGTTTTAATCCGAGCACCGGGCCATAGGCCAAGCACGAGGTCGTAGGGGGCCGCAGGGCGGGCGAGCG